CTGTACTTGGCGATCTGTTCGGCGGTGATGCCGAGGTCGGCGCACAGGGTCTTGTAGTCGACGCTGGTGCGGTTTGCTTCGATGTAGGTGGCCTTGAACAGGTCACCCTCGACAGACTTGGCACCGCCTGCGCTGGCGGCATCCTTGAATTGATCCTTGATGGCAGCAGCCTGCTTCTCAAGGTCGGCGATCTGGGCCAACAGTTGACCGAGGGTGTCAACTTGGGTGGTGGTGATTGTTTGCATGATTCGCTTCCTTTTCGCTGTCCTGACTTTGCGGAATTGCTGTGTCAGTGATGAGAAGTTTAACACCACCTTAAACCTTGTCAACATCCTTCAACAATAACCCGCGAATGTGTGGGGGTATTTCCCCGTACTGCTTTTCCACCAGCAGCGGGAGCTCGATCAGCAGGTCGGTCTCGTCGTAGCCGTAGTGCTTGGGGAAGCCCTTCGTGCCGAGGCCGTGGAGGCCCGTAGAGCCTCTGTGGTGCTCTGGGCATAGTGGGATGACCTCCCAGTGGCTTGCGCGTCTTCCAACCCCTGTTCCAGCCCTCCGGTGGTGTAGTTCCGCTGGGGTGCCGGGGTAGCCCATCCTGCGACAGACCGCGCAGCCCAGTTCGGCCACTCGGCCCATGTGCTTTTTCTCGGCCAGCGTGGTCATACCCGCCCCCTTGCTCGGATGGCAGCGGCATAAGACACCCATGTTGGCGTGGTTGTTGCGGCATGGGTTTCACACACCTTGGCGCACTCCTCGCGCTCTGCTGCTACCTCAATCTCAATTTGCGGCTCAATGTGCGCTTGCCAGAATCTGTCACGCTCTGCGGCGACAAGGGCGGCGAAGCGTTCAAGTTCTTCATGTGTGCCCGTGGCTTCGCAGCCAACAGACAACTGCCACATATTCAACTCAAACCCAGCCTCCCGCTCCATGCGGATGATGTCTTCGCGGTTCATTGGCGCGGCCCCTTTTTGCTCAACATCTCCAGCAGCGCGGCCTCCTCTTCGTCGGACAACTTCGTTGCGTTGTCCATCAGGGTGCCGCTCTCGGCCATGTTCTTGATGTCCGCGATCAGCCCATCGAGTTCTTCCTGCGTTCCATCGAATGCATCAAAGCAGCCCGGGGCGAAGATGATCTTCGGTTTGTCAGTCATTGCGTTCCTTTGCCCACTCGTTACGAATTGCGGCCACCCAGCCAGCGTTGAAGTGACGACGCACCTCATCATCGCCAGCCGTGCGTGCGCCGGGTGCCGTCATGTAGTCCGCGAATGCGTCATCAAAACTCTTGACCCGCGTCTGCTTGCAAAGGGCGGGCACACGCTGGAATTGTTTTTTCTCGACATCCATCCACGCTTCCTCTTCTGGATCGTCAATCATCGATCTGGCCCCCGTCGCGATTGATCTTGAATCGGTAGTCGTTGCGGTATTCGGTTGGCGGGATGAAGCCGTTGCGCTTCCATGTGCTCATCACATCAGCGCCATGCGTCCACACCTTGCCCCACGGCGTGGTGTGAGTCTCTTCTTCCTTCTCCACCGGGGTCATGTCGGTGACCAGCACCAATTTTTTCTTTCCAATCTTTCCAGTCATTTCAATTCTCCTTTCCAGTGATACCAAGATACATTGAATAAACCATCAGCGCCGCCCCAGCAAGACCCAGCCACATGGTTTGCAAAACCCATGTGTCCAGTTGCAGCAGGATGGCACCACCAATCATGCAAAGCCCATACCTCATATGGTCGCTCTGCCTTCGGCCCTGTTGTTGGCCTGCTCAGTGCGCCAGATTTCGACCCGAGCCTGCGCCCCGATCAAATCCCAGCGCAACTTCTCTTCGATCTCAATGGCTTCCTTCAGACCCTTGAGCAGCGCGACATACTCGTCGTGCGCGTATGCCTCGCGCTCCTGCGCTCCGATGGCCGACTCCATGGATCGCTTCATCAGGATGGCCTTGATGGACTTGCGGTACTCCTCAAGGTAGACACGCTCTGCCTTGGCCTTTGCGAACTTCTTCGCGTTGGCAAGGATGTAGTCAACCGCTTCGTGCGGATCGCGCTCAGTAGACATCGCGACCTCCGAACTTCTTACGGTTGCGCTTGATCACCATGATCGCAAAGATCACGACGCACAGCCAAAACATAAAACCGGACAGTGCCATGAATGTCCAGAAAAAATCACCGAATGAATCAAACATCTTTGCTCTCCTTGTCTTTTTTGATTCGCCGCTTTATGACATCAACCATCGCATCAGCAGCGTGCTTCTTGCCTGCGCTGTCAGCGTTGCGCTGCTTGTATCGCTTCATCACATCAATCATCTCGTGCCGCTCCCAGTTGATCGCGGCCTCCCAAATCTTGTAGCCAGCATCGTTGATGCCGTGCTGGCCGAACATGAACTCAAACGCTTCTTTGCTCGTCACGGTCTTCCTCCTCTTGCTCCATAGCGTCGGCCATGCGCCATGCATCGGCTGCGATGTCTGACAGATTGCCTTCATACGACTTGTCGAGCAGCAAGGCCATCATCGCCATGCCCGCCCACACCTGTTTCATGTTTGGCTCTTTCATTTTTTCCCTCCACCGAACAAAGCCTCTCCCGCTGCGTCAGGGAACCTCGCGCCCCACGCCATGACTTGCAGCACATCCATCTTCTCCATGAACCCATCGACCGCACTGATGCGGTATTCGATGCCTTCATACGGCGTGTCGATCTTTACGATGCCAACAGTTCCCTTGGTGCTGGTGAACCACATCACATCGAGCGGTGTTGCCTCTGTCATGTTGCGACCTCCTGAATGTGAATCTTCAGCATCCCACCGATGCTCGGTGCCCAGTAGATTCGAAGGTCGACAATGTTGCCGTCGTCCGACCAAACCCCTGCGTGAGTCAACGAATCGAGCGCGGCCTTGAGCAGGTTGTCCAAATCGCGCTTTCGGTTATCCGGTCTCCACGCCTCGATGACGACGCGCAGTTTTCCTTCGTAGTGCTTTGCCCCTCGCTGCACCAGCACCTGATCGGCCACCACCTTGCGGTACTCGCGGCCCTCGGCGCTGATGATCATTCGGCCCTGAAAGGTTCGCCAGTAACGGTTCACACTCGGGGGCCATGGCAGCGTGAGATCGATCACTGGAACTGCCCCGGTATGCGGTTGAGAATCTGCTCGGCCAACTCAGGGTGACCAGCAGCATCGACCAACTCAGCACAAGCCCTGCGCTCAATGAAGATCGCTTGCTTGGTGGTCTGGATAGCGATAGCCATGATCTCGCCCTTGGCTTGCGCCAGCGCCTCCTCGAACTCTTTCGCTGTGAACAGCGTCTGTCCCGCGCCCTGCTGCAACAGGAACCGCTTTTGAAAATCACTCAAATCAACTTTGCTCATTTCCACTCTCCTTCATTTCCACGATTGCCTTTAGCCCACTGATCTCGAACATCTTGTTCCAGCCGTGATCCCTTATGTAGGTCATTCCATCCTTTTTGATGTCGACCATAGTCGTCAAGGTAACCTCTGAGCCATCGATACGCTGCATCACGATCTTGCATCCGTCTTTTGATGACCCATCGAACGAGACAACGATGCCGATGCTCGTCTTCACCTTCTCCTTCTCTTCCTCCGGCGACATTCAAAACTCGCCTCCTTGATCGAACTGCATCGGAACAGCGCCAGCCATCTCGGTGAACTGCTGGCTGTCTTTGTCGTACCACAGAGAAAACCAGTCCTCTGACTCGCCGTTTCGCTGCTTCTCACACATCAGCATGGCGTCCGGTATCTTGTCGTCTGCGACGCCCTTCTTCTGCTTGTCGTGCTCTTTCTTTTTGTTGCGCCACATCAGCAAAACATTGTCGACTTGGTCGGCGATTGCGCCTGTGCCCTTGATGTCGTTTTTGTTCGGCTGCATCTCTTCGTTCTGCAACTTGCGGATGTGATGGATCAGATGAATGTGGATGTTGTGATCGCGGGCCACTGCGGTGATCTCGTCGACAAACATCTTCTGCGCGTTGTAGTCGTCCTCGCCGGGTACGCACTTCATCAACGAGTCAATGAACACATGGCCGATACCCAACTCCATGGCGCAGTACCGCGTGACCGCGATGACCTGCTGCGTTGTCACTGTGCCCTGCTGGTCGTACAGCCACAACTTGTTGCCAGCGAACTGGTGGAACCGATCCATGATCTTGCCGAGGTACTTCTCCTTCGACATGAACTTCGGGAACTCGATGTTCTCACCCACAAACTGGCGCAGCATCCGGTACAGCGTGCGCTTGGGCTTCATCTCGAAAGACTGAATGCAGATGCGCTGGTTCTGCTTGATCAGGCCCAAGGCCACCTGCCCGGTGATCAGTGACTTGCCGCCACCGTTTGATCCTGCGTACAGAGTGACCTCGCCGGGACGGTAACGGAAACTGTGTTCGGTCTTCGGCCACGGCATGGTGTGCGTGACCTCACGCTGAGGCTTTGCAAGTTCCTCGCGCAACTCATCAAGCAGGCCACTGACCTCTCGGACTTTGTTGGTGATGTCGGTCGCGTGCAGGTACTTGTCGACATCAACCTCTTCAGGTTTGATCAATCGAACCCGGCGGGCCTCATCGAGCGCCTTTGCACGCTCTTGAACGCTAGACATTTGCATAGTGCATTACCTCTTCAATTCGCTGTTGTGCCACTTTCAATCGCTCGTAGTCGTCGTCCGACAACTTCTTTCCCTTGCGGGTGTCATGGGCGCAAATGCTGACCACCAGAGCCTCGAAGGCGAGGATGCGGATCAGGTCACTGGCGTAAAAGGCAGGCTTCAATCTGGGCTTGCCCTCGACCGGATAGTTGCGACGCTTCTCGTCCGGTGGGAACAGGTCACCAAAGTCCATGCCCACAGCCGCCA